GAGCTGTGCCTACACAGGGTAGTGCCTGTAGACCTGATAAAGGATATAATTTTTTACCTAGATTAGTAAATTATGTTAAAAGTGCAACTTTTAATACATCATCACCTTCAAGATTTACTGCAGCAGTACAAGGTTGGAGTTCTTCTGATATAACGGTTATAATTCCAGGACTTTCGCAGACTAATATAAATCCATTCTTATGCTATGCTAATAGTATAGATAATGCCACTTTTATATCATCTCCTAGACAGCCATTGTCTTATGCTAGTGTAACTCAAGGTGGCTACGATGCTACTAATAATGTTATAAGCACTCCAACTGCTTACAAAGGGCTATATCAAACATATTACCAAGCTATGATTGAGCAATTAAAGTCTAATCCTAGAATAAAAACAATTTATGTTAATTTAAAATTATCTGATATAACAAATCTTGATTTAAGAAAATTAGTTTATATTGATGGCTATTACTATAGAATAAACAGGATTATAGATTACAAGCCAAATAACAATGAAGTAACAAAAGTTGAACTTATGCTATGGTTAGATAAAGGGTATATTCCTGTAGATACAAGTTTTAATAGTTAAATAAAAAAAATGGATAGACAAATAAATGATAATGGACAGGCTTTACAAAGAGGTTTAGATGTTTTTATATCTGTACCTATATTATCTAATGAATACCTTTCATATGGAGATTCTTTTGTGTCTAGTACATTAAGCACAACAACTATAGACACCTCAACTGCAGATTATGCAACTGAAGCAGTAACCTCAGCAAGTATGCCTACTTACTCTAACTCTAATTGGCAGAGATACGGAAGTGATGGGACTATATATCCCTCTGTTACTGAGGTTGAGCCATTTTCATCTAACAACATTATAGGTATAAACGCAAAAGTAACATCAGGTGTGAGTTCTCATTCAGGAATTTTTCAAGAACTAAAAACACTTATAATAGGTAAAGAATATAATATTAAAATAAGTTTTCATCAAGCAAATATATTAGGAACTATTGCTATTTCAAGATTATATAATTCTAATACGTTTCCATCTGTATTGACTCAATCTGATGTAACAAGTTATGATTTACCTGTAAGTGAGATAAGTCTTGACTTTATAGCTTATAGCGTAAGTGATATACTATTTATAGATTTCTCATCATCTGTAAATGATTCTCAAGTAAAAATATCATCTATATCGGTTAAAGAAAAGAATAGCTATAGCTTACCTGTTATAGCTGAAATGCCAAGAATAGGATTTTCTAAAGTATTAAGGAGAGTTTATGACCAATCAATACCTCTTGAGGAGGGAGAAACTATTACATAATGGCTAAAGATTTACAAATAATAAGAGAAAGTCTGCACAAGGTAGGGCAAAAGTATATTTTAGCTTTACAACAAGAACTTGAGTTTCAAAAACATATTGCTTCAGGAAATTTGGCTGAAAGTTTTTTTACAAGAGTTCATAAAGCTAGAGGAAGCTTAATAATGGATGTGATGAATAATACTCCATATATGTGGATTGTAAATAATGGTTCTTCTCCATTTGAGCCTAGCTATAATGAGATTGCTAAATGGGTAGAAGAAAAACAATTTAGCTTTGAGAATAAAGAGCATAAACATAATGTAGTGGCTCATATAGTAAGTGAGATAGCTACAAGTGGTTTGCCTACTCCTATGGGTAAGCTAGTATCATCAAGAAGAAAATTCTTTATAGAGTCTGCGTTTCAAATGGCTAATTCTAGTGGGTTGCAAGAAGCAATGGAACAAGATATATTAAGACAGATAGACAAGGAGATAGGAGAGGTAGGAAAAAGTAAGGCGATTCAATTAACAATAAGCTAGAACAAACATATGACATTAAATAGTAAAGTAGCAATAGAGGTAGAAATCAAAAACATTAAAAAAGTTGCTGATTTAAAAAAAGAGTTAAAGGATTTAAGAAAAGAACAAAGAGAATCTGAAAAACAAGCTAAGACAGGTCAGTTTACCTCCAAGAAAGCAGAAAAGCAATACATTGCAAATGCTAAAGCTATTAAAACAAAATCTAAAAGCTTAAGAGATTTAAACAAAACCTTAAGTACAACAGAAAAAGAAACAAAAAAAGTTACAAAAGCTAACAATGGTATGGCAAAGCAGTTTGTCAAAGGAGCTGCGGCTATTGGAATTGTAGTTGGTGCTTTTAGAGCTGTTACTAGAGTTATAAGCTCTGTAGTAAGTGTGTTTACAGAATTTGAGTTTGTAATGGCTAAAGTAAATGCTGTTTCTGGAGCAACTGAACAAGAATTTAAAGCATTGACTAAAACTGCTGAAGAATTGGGTAGAACAACATTCTTTACTGCTACTCAGGTTGGAGAGCTTATGTTAAACTTCTCTAAGCTTGGTTTTTCAGCACAAGAGATACAAAATGCAGTTGAGCCTACTCTTAATCTAGCAACTGCAACAGGTAGTGATTTGGCTAGAGCAGCAACAGTAGCAGGTTCTGCTATTAGAGGATTTGGATTAGATGCTGACCAAACAGCAAGAGTTACAGATGTAATGGCTGTGTCTTTCAGTAATTCTGCTATGGATATTGAAAAGTGGCAAACGTCTATGACGAAAGTTGCTCCTATTGCTAAAGAAGCAGGATTCTCTATTGAAGATACTGCAGCTATTATGTCTCAATTAGCAGATTCAGGTATTGAAGCTTCTATTGCAGGTACATCTTTAAGAAACATATTGCTTAAAATGCAAGACCCTGCATCTGATTTATCACAAGCATTTGGTGGTACTATTCACTCTTTAGACGAGTTGATACCTGCCTTTCAAAAGTTTAGAGAAGAAGGTGGTGGAATGGCTGAAATACTAAGAGTTGTTGATTTAAGACAAGCTGCTGCTTTTGAGCAAATGCTTAGTAATGTAGATAAGATAGAACAACTTAGAAATAAAATGAACGAAGCTAATGGAGAGTCTGCTAGAATGGCTAAAGTCATTGGAGATACACTTCAGGGTGCTTTTTTAAAGTTTACTTCTGCCGTTCAAGGACTATCTATATCTATAATGAAAGACTTTGCAAAAGGATTTCAAAATGCCATAGAAAATGTATCTAAATTTATTACTGTTCTTTCTGAGAATAGCGAAATTATAACAAAAGTAATTAAGGGTATAGCTACTCTTGCTAAAGGATTTGCTGCAGGTTTTTTAGCTTTAAAAACATTAACTGCAGGTATGTGGCTTTACAGAGCAGGTGTGACTGCTGTTTCGGTAGCAACAGGAACTGCTACTATAGCTACAAAAAGATTTATTGTAAGTCTTACAGGTCTTAAGGTTGCTATTGCCAAAACAGGTTTAGGACTGTTTGTTATTGCATTAGCAGAAGTGGCTTCTAATTTTTTATTTGCTAATGATGAAGCAGAAGATTTTAACGAAACTATGGACGTTAGTCTTGACCAAGCTGCTAGACTTAAAAAAATAGAGGAGGACTTGAACAAAGTTATGGTCAAAAGACTTGCAGATACAAAGAAAGGTGCAGAAATTAATATAGGCTTAATTAGGAGTGAAATACAAGAAAGGAGGAATCTATTACACCAATCTACACTTAATTTAGGGGAGTTTGTAGGTAACATAAAAACGATTTCAGAAGAAGAAGAAAAAGCTCTTAATAAAGCTATTAAAAGACTTGAAACAAGGCTAGAGCTTGAAACCGAAAACCTAAAACAAATAAAACAAAGACTTGCTGATGAAAAAGCAATGGAGAATGATTTATTAACTATTCAGAAAAAGAAATTAGATGATGCCAATAAAATGGCAGCAACAACTGAAGAACAGCAAACAGCTAAAAATAAGTTAATAACCACTATACAAAAAGAAATTGACAGGCTTAATGCTTTAGGAAAAGCTGAAAAAGAAGTAAAAAAAGAAAAGGTAGACAATACAGATGCTGATTGGGAGAGAATAGAGGTGATGAAAACTGTATTGTCAGGAGCTAGAGAATTAGAAGAAGCAGAAAAGCTATTAAGGGATTTAGCTATAGAGAGAGCACAAGCAGAATTAGATGCTATACCTATTACTATTATGAACGGAAATATTCGTTTAGAGCTTGAGCAAAAAATACTAGACTTAAAGCTTAAAAACCGAAAAGAAAGTGAAAAAGGAGAAAAACAAGATGAGAAATCTTTAAAGAAAGGTATAAAAGCATATTCAGATTTAGGTAGTGCATTACAAGAGGTGGCAGGAGAAAATGAAAAGTTAAATGGAATTAGAAAAGCAGGGGAAGCTATTACTAAGGCAGCGGCAATAGCAGAGTCTATTTTAAATTTACAAAAATCTATAGCACTTGTTACTGAAGGAAAATTGACTATAGCAAAGTTATTAGGCACAAAGGCTACAATAGCAGGTACAGCAGCTACAATAGCTGATACTATAGCAGAAGTAGTAAGTATAATACCTAAAGCAATATCTGCAGTTTTAAGTTCTATGAAAGGGCCTTTTGGTTTGTTCGCAGGTATAGCGGCATTTGCATTTATCTCTAAACTTTTAAAAATGAAGTTTGAAGATGGAGGTATAGTTGATGATGGTAGTAAGTTTGCAGATGGTGGAATGGTACACGGCCCTAGCCACGCACAAGGAGGTGTTAAGTTTGCTGTAGGAGGTAGAGTAAATGAATTAGAAGGTGGAGAAGCAGTTATCAATAAAAGGAGTACAGCAATGTTTAGAAATCAACTTTCAGCTATGAATCAAGCAGGTGGTGGTGTTAAGTTTGCTGATGGTGGTTTATTAAGCTCTCCTCAATTTACTGAAGCTCAATTTGGTGCTACTAATCAATCACAAATGCTAGGAGCTATGCAAGGTCAAAGAAAGGTAGTAGTAGTAGAATCAGACATAACAGACAGTCAGTCAACTGTTAGTGTAATACAATCTAATGCAACATTTTAAAATTTAAACATATGTTTGTTGATAAAAAAGTAAAGAAAGATAGGCTAGATACTTGTAAAAAGTGCGACTTTTACAGAAACCTATTAATGTTAAAATATCCTAAATGGACTAAAGGAGCAAGGTGTGGAAAGTGTACTTGTTTCTTAGACGCTAAAGCTACTCTCACTAAAGAATATTTTGGAGAGTGCCCTTTAGGTAAGTGGAAAGAGTAATAACTAAACCTAATAATATGCAAAATCAATTTGATGTAGTTTTGTCTAAACTAACAGAAGATGAAAAAGATGAAATAGTAAAATTAAAGGAGCAGAATCTTAAAGATATGAACTCTAAAAATACTTACAATAATACAGCTTTAAATCATTTTTTTAATTTATGGTCAAGGCATTTCCCTCAAGTAAGACAAAGTAAAAATTGCAAAGGATGTAGAAAAAGTGTAGTTGCATTTTATCATAATCTTGCTGACGTAATAACAAAAAAATAACATATGGCTAAGAAACAAAATGACATTCAAGTTGTTGAAGAATATTTAGAAGTTTTAAATGATGAAGTTAGTTTAAGGTTTGATAATCCAACATCAAAAGATACCATAAGACATCTAATTGAAAAAGGTATTATATCTCCAAAAACTTTAAGAAACTATATGATAATATATGACTTTGATACTATACTAGAATTCAATGAAGGCAACAGAACTCATACCTTTATGGACATATCTATTAAGTATGAAATCTCAGAAAGACAAGCACAAACTATAGTTTACAAAGAAAGGAAAAAACAAGAGATATCTTCTAATATAACTTATTAGTAATTTATTCCTAAAACTGCGTAAGTTTATTATAACTAAAATCTATTTTTGTTTTTATGAATGAAAAATGGTATAACATAAATGGAAAATCAACAGAAGGTATTGTTGATATTTACATATTTGACGAGATAGGCTCTTACGGAGTAAACGCACAATCTTTTATAGAGGAAGTTAAAGCTTACAAAAAACGACCAATGAATCTTCACATTAACTGTGTAGGTGGTGATGTTTTTGATGGAATGGCTATATATAACATTCTAAAGAAAAGAACTGCAGAGACTACTGTTTACATAGAAGGTATAGCTGCAAGTATGGGTAGTGTTATTGCTTTAGCTGCAGATAATGTAGTTATGGCAGAAAATTCTCTTTTTATGATTCACAACGCTTGGGGTGGTGCAATGGGAGAAGCTAAAGAAATGAGAAAGACAGCTAAATTACTAGAGAAAATTAGTAATGAGATAGCTGATATATATGTTAAGAAAACTAAAATGCCTTATGATAAGGTAAAAGAAATGATGGACGAAGAAACTTGGTTAAATGCTGAAGAAGCATATAGTCTTGGGTTTATAGACTCTATCTCGGATGCTATTAAAGTAGCAGCCAAATATGATGTTTCTAAGTTTAAAAATATAACAAACGAAGAAATTAAAAATAAATTAAATATTAATCTAAAGAGTAAAAAAATGACTGATGAGTTAAAAACTTGGTTCAATGGTAAAGTTGAAGAAATTATCGCTAAAGTAAAAAATGATAATTCTTCTGAAACTGTTGAAGCTAAATCGGAAGTTGAAGTGAGTATTGCAGATGAAGCTGAAATTTTAAACAAATTTTCAAATTTAGAAACAGAAATCACTACAATGAATGGGTCTATTGCTGAATTAGAAGGAGAAAAATTAACTCTAACTGAAGAAGTAGAAAGACTTAACGCTTTATTAAGTAAAGCAAATGCAAAGGGAACTGAAATTTCTACAGACGGAGACCCTGCAGTAGTAGTAGAAAATAAAGTAGAAGATAATGATGCTAAATTCTGGAATGGAATGTTAGCTAAAATAAATTTAAAATAATAATTAAAAAAACAAAAAAATGGCAAATGTAGCATTACAAGCGGGAGGTACTTTAGCATATAACGGTACTTACGCTTCTAAAATTCTTTTAGAACCAATGTTTCACTCAGATGATATTATGAGAAATTATACTATCTACCCTAATGTGAAATACAAACAAAATATAGTTATGGCTCCTTCATTAAGCAGTATTACTGCTGTAAATGACGGATGTACTGCAGTAAACGCAAATTGCGACCCTGCAGGATTCACGGTAACTCAAAAGCAGATTGAAGTATCAAATGTGGCTGTAAAACAAACTCAATGTTGGACAGAGTTTAAAGATTCAGTAATTGTAGAGTCTTACAAAAATGGAGTTAATATGCCTGACTTGACAGGAACTCAATTAGCAGAAGTAATCATAAACAGAGTAAGAAATGGTATTCAGTCTGATATGGTTAGAAATATGTGGGCAGGAGATACAGCAGCAGGAGTAATTGCTATTGACTGTACTTACGACTCAATGGGAGACGGACTATGGAAAAAATTATCAGCAGGAAATGCTATTAATGCAGGAACTCAATTAAGAGAAGTAACAGGGACTTTAGGCGCAGCAGCAACTGAGTATGTTACTGTAGGAGCTACTTTACCTGCAGCAGATGCTGTATTAGTATTAGAAGATGTATTTAACACAGCTTCTTCTGCATTACAACAAGTACCTGCTTCAGAGAAAAGAATTTTCTGTACTCCAAACATCTATAACGCTTGGTACAGTGCATTAACTCAAGTTGCTTCGGCAGGTGCAGTTGATTACGGACATTCAGAAGCTCAGTCAGGTAAAACAAGATTATACTTCAGAGGTATTGAGTTAGTTCCTATGTATGAGTGGGATACAGCTTTAACTACTTTAGCAGGAGCAACTTTCCCTGCATTATTTACTGCAGCAACTGCAGGTATTGACGCAACAGCAGGTTGTATATATGTTGCTAAAGAAAACTTACTTATTGGAACTGATGTTTCTTCTCCTGAGAACGAAATGAAAATGTTCTATGATGAAGTTTCTGATAATGTTTATATCAGAGCAGGATTTACTATGGGCTTCCAATATGGTTGGGACTCTTTAGTTAATGGTTCTATGTTAGTAGACTAATTTAATTGTATATAGGGTGGGAGCAATCTCACCCTAAATACTTTTTAACTTTTAAAACAATAAATAATGGCAATAACAAATGGAATAAATATAGCTTGTGATGATTTACAAGCATCAGGTGGGATAAGAAATATTCTTATTAGAACTTGGGCAACAGGAGATGCAATTACTTATGTAAATAGTGCTACTTCTCACTCGATATCTAGCATTACTAATGGTGGTTCTGATGCTACTTGGTTTAATTATGAGTTTAAGAATGAATTACCATCTCTAACTGTTACTGCAGCTAAAGAAAATGGTTCTACTTCTTATGAATGTGCTTTAAGTTTTATGATGCCTGAGATGGATGACTCTAAAGCAGCGGCTTTGCAATCACTTATGGATACTTGTATGATGGTAATTGCAGTTGGAAACAATGGTAAAAATTATGTATTAGGTGTAAGCCAAAAGTATAGTAATGAAAAAGCAACTCTTAGAAATCAAACTTATGCTAGTATGACAGGAGCAGAGGGTGCTTCAGGAGCTGCTTATAATGATGATAATGGTTGGACTGTAACTATGGGCTGTAAGCAATGGGAAGCTCCAAGATTATATACAGGAACTATAAATTTATTTACTGCAACAAGCACGTCTACTACATCTTAATTAATAATAATATAAAAAATAAAATAAAATGGCAATAGCAGATGGAATGGCAATAAATTGTTCAGACTTACAAGCAGTAGGAGGTACAAGATTTATAGCAATTAGAAAATGGATTGATACTGACACAGTTGAGTTTGATGATACTGAACACGATATAACATTTATAAAACAAGATTCAGCAACACCAGGAACAGCTGAACCTGCAGAATGGGGAGTATATGAAAGCAGAATAGAATCTTCTTCTTTAACAATTTCAGCAACAAATGAGGGTAAAGAATTTACTACTTATGATTGTGCAGTTTCTTGGTTTATACCTGGACTTACTGCAGCACAATTTAAACAACTTCATTCATTTGAAGGTGGAGATTGCTTAATGGTTATGGTTATTGATAACAATGACAATACTTCAGGCACTACAGCTCCTTCAGCTAGTGAAGCAAGTAATAAAGTTATTGGAGTTTCAAACACTTTACAAAATCAAGACAAGCCTTCAAGAACTCAGCAGTATTGTACTTTAAGGTCTATTGAAGGTGGAACAGGAGCTGCTTTTTCTGATGAGATAGGAGTAACTGTAACTGTAGGTTGTATGATGTATGAAACGCCTAGAAACTATGCAGGTACTATAGCAATAGATTCTGATGGTTTAGGATTAACTACAACATCATAATAACAATATATTTATAAGAGAGTGTTAGTTAATAACACTTTCTTATTAATATCTTTTTGATTATGTGCGACTGTAATAAAGAAAGAAGTGTAATTTTGACAAATATATATTTAACTATGGCAGAATATAAAGTAAATAGCAAGTTGGTTAAGGGAGTTAGACTTGTAGGTAAAAAAAGTGTAGATTTTAGAAAAGAATTAAGCCAAGCTGATTTAGCTTATGCTTATGAAGAATTGAATATAAAAGATTGTATAGACAAAATAGAGAAATCAAATGAAAAAAGCACTAGCAAAAAATCCAAAGAAAGCTCAAGTAAAGAGAAAAAATCAAAAGACTAACACTTTTGAATTTGGAGTATTTGACTTAACTGTACCTCCAAGTATTACTGAAGTAAAAGACCTTAAAACTCTTAATCACGATTGGGTTCCTTTTGGTGATGATAACCTATTTCCTCAGTATTTAGCAGAATTAAAACGTAAATCTTCTACACATAGAAGTGTATTAGCTCAAAAAACTGTATTCACAAGTGGAGCTAAATTTGTTTGTGAAGATGAATCCTTAAGAGAATTTATTGAAGATGTTAATGCAGATAAAGAATCTTTAAGAGATGTATTTAAAAAACTAGCTGACGACTACTATACTTTTGGTAACGCTTATATGGAGTGCGTTATTTATGATGGTGGTGTAAACTTGTATCATTTAGATGCTACAACAGTTAGAATGTCCAAGACTAAAAAAGAGGTTTATGTAAACCCTGATTGGTGTAAGTATTGGAATGAAGATAAAAAAATAAAAAGGATACCTATATATCCTAGAGTAGCACACAATAAGTTTGTAATTCATTTTAAAGATTACGAACCTACATTTAACTTTTATGGACTTCCTGACTATGTTGCTGCTTTAGAGCACATATGTGTGGATTACGAAATAGGTAAATGGAATCATACTAAATTCTTAAATGGATTTCAGCCATCTGCAATAGTTGAGATTAATGGAGATATGGGAGAGCAAGAAGCTCAAGCAATGGTTAGAGAAGCGCAAAAGAAATTTGTTGGAGAAGGAAATAATGGTAAGATATTATTTATAGTTAAAAATGGGGATACGTCTCCTGCTAATGTACAGATAATAAAAGACGACCAAGAAGGCAGTTGGATAGAATTACAACAGATAACTGACCAAAATATTATAACTGCAAACAGATGGCAACCATCACTTTCAGGTATTGTTAGTTCAGGTAAGATGAACAACACAGGAAGTGAAATTAGAATTGCTTATGACTTAGTAATGACTACGGTAATTAGAGATACTTCTGAGTTACTGTTAAATGGCATAAGAACTGTTCTATACAATGAGTTAGGATATGACCCTAAAGACTTAAGAATACATTACGAACCACCAATTTCTTATGCTAATGATGTAGATATTAGAGAGGTTCTTACTATAAATGAGCAAAGAGCATTGATAGACGAGGACTTACCTTTACTAGAAGATGGGGATATGTTTGTTGCAGACAGAGAGGTAATAGTTGTTGAGAAAGATGAAGATGGAGATGGAGAAGTAGATGAATCTAAAGAAATAACAGTAGAACAATAGTATATGGCTAACACTAAACAATATAAAACATTAGTATCTGCAGGAGAGGTTATTGACAAAACTTTTACTAATAAAAATACAGACCCTATTTTAGTTTCTGAAAACACTATTGTTTTAGCAGAACTTGCTCATATAAGACCTTTGCTTGGAGAAAAGTTTTACGGAGAATTAAAGCTTCAGCACGACAATGGAACTTTAACTGCTCAAAATCAAGAGTTTATGCAATATTATTTAGAAGATTGCTTGTCTTGGTTTGTTAGATTTGAAGTTGTCAATGATATTATGAGTAACATATCTTCTAGTGGAGTGGTTCATAATACAGATGAGTTTTCTAGAATTATAAGTCAAGACACTTATAATACTTTTAAGCAAGATACATACAGAAAAGCAGAGATTTTTTCAAGAGATATGATGGATTTTTTAAATTCTACAGACCAGAAAGGTTTATATCCTACTTTTGAAAACAATAAACCAAAAAGTATGAGTGATACTTATAAAAATCACGGTATGATATTTTATGATAGTATATATGGATATAATGGTGTAGATGGTTGTTTTAGTTGTGGAAATCCATATGTAAAAGGAGAATCAAATTGTAATTGTAATTGTTAAAATAATATAAATGGCTGCAAACGAACATAAAAATTTACAAGACGCTAACAGGCACAATCCTTTAGGTTACGAAAGTGCTAATAACGAAACAGTATTATCTAAAGGTGCAGGTTCAAGTGCTGACGCTAGAGATGGTGTGCTTCAGTGGGCAGCTCGTTCTACAATGGGTGTAACTAATTATAAAATGCAGGGATACACAACAGGAACTGCTAACTTTCAACACGGAGAGGATGTAGCTGATAATAAATCTCCATTTTTAATAGATGTTGATTATGGTAGCACTACTGTAGCAGGAGGGTCTTTATCTCCTTCAGCTTTTTTTAGAATGGGTCAAGGTTATGTTGCTCCTGAAAATGCTAACGTATCATCTATTGATGGTTGGCTTACAAGTAATACTGCCAATGTAGTGGTTATTGCTATATGTAAGGTTACTCCTAGTCCTTCTTCCACAGCAAATGTTGTTCCTACTATAATAGATGAGTTTGAGGTAACAGGAGGAGCTAATAATAGTTTGCTTGTAAGTATAAATCAAACAGAAATAACAACACCATTAATAAGACAGGGAGATATTATATTTCCAATGATTAAAGATTCGTCAGGGTCAAGTATATATATGAATTTAACTATACAGACAATGACTTTTACACCACAAATAAGCTAATGAAAAATACAATAAAAGACACAATGAAAGACACAACAGAAGTTTTACTTGCAAATGGAGGGGTATTAGGTTTAAGTTTAAGTCAATGTAATGACATTTTATTGTTAATATCAACATCTTTAGCTATAGTTTTTACTTGCTATAAGTTTTATAAACTTTCTTTAAAAAAGTAAAATGGCTAAGATAAAAGCAAGTGGATATAATAAAAAAGTTAATAAAAAAAGGAAAGGAATACATTCTAAGAATGCTTCTAAAACACAAAATGGATATAAAAAGAAATATAGAGGACAAGGCAGGTAAGGCTAACTTATTGTTAATCAGAGATTATTTTTCAGATAAGTCTGTTATGGGTAAGCTTTATTGTAATGGAGAATTTATTTCGCATACTTTAGAATTAGCTTGGAAAGATAACCAAAAAAGCATATCTTGTATCCCTAGAGGAGAGTACAAGTGTAGGGTTAGATTAGCAAGAGAAAGTGCTACAAGAGATTACATTCACTTGTTAGTTGAGAATGTAAAAGATAGGTCATACATCCTTTTTCATCGTGGGAATTATCCTTCTGATAGTAAAGGGTGTATTTTAACAGGAACACACAGAGGTATAGATGCTGATAAAATTTTAGAAAGCAAAATAGCTCATACTTATTTGATGAACTATTTATTAGAAAATCAATTAAGTGAAAACATAAGTTTAACAATTAAAAATAGATAAAAGATGAGGACAAATATTGCAGATAACACACTATTCCTTGAGATGCTAGGGAAGGGTAATGGAACAGAAGTTTTTACAACTGCCGCACAAACAAGTAAAGATTGGTATTGTGTATTTTTTCCAATTGATTCGGTAATTACAACTATAGCAGGAAATGCTACAAATATTACAGCTTTAAACGGACAAAGTATAAGTGCAGGAAGCACATTATTTCTTAATATCACAGCCATAACTTTGACAAGTGGTATTGGAATTGGTTATCCTAACCATTAATATATAAGAATGAGATTAACACTAGGAATATCATTACCTTCAAGCAATAAAGGAAATTTAACCCCTGTACAAAAGCAAACTAATGACTTTAAAGCAAGAGTTATTGCTGATGGTGGAGTATTTGAGGCTAAGGCTTGTTTAGAAGCACAATTAACAACTTTAAATAATATAGAATGAGTTTATTAGATGATGTTAGTATAGTAGTAACTCCTAACGGATATAAGGCAGGAACTTTATTTGCAGTAAAACCTACTATTGCTTATGGTAGCGAATTAGTAGTAAATGGAGATTTTAGTCAAGGTAATACAGGATGGACTATTGAAGCAGTATGGACTATAAGTGGCGGTGCTGCTCACGGTAATGGTGCTAGTGGCTCATCTCAAGAATTAAAACAGGCTATATTAGAAGTTGGCAAAACTTATGAATTTTCTTATGAAATTAGAAATAGAGTAAGTGGTTCAGTAGAACTTTTAAATAGTGGATTGGGTTCTACAAGTTCTAATGAAGTTTATAAAAGCATAGGAATAGCAACATCTACTGAATTAAGATTTAGACCATCTTCTTTTAATGGTGATATTTATAATGTATCAGTTAGAGAGTTTACAGGTGCAGATATGGATGTTACTAGAGCAACTGCTGGTACAAGAGTAGATGAAGATGGATTAGTAAATTATGCTGAGGTTATAGGAGATGAGTTAGTTACTAATGGAGATTTTGCTACAGATAGTGATTGGTCTGTTACGCAATCAGGCAACGATACCATAACAATTGAGAATGGTTATGCTTTGTTTAATTGTCCAGATAATTCAAACATTTACATATCACAAGGAGGTTTATTAACAATAGGCAAAACATATATAGCCTCTGTTGATTTACTTTCAATTGATAGTGGTAGTTTACAATTTGCACAAGGTGGTGGTGGTACTATAACAGGTAGTCCATCAATAAACACATTAGGAACACATACTTTTACTTTTATTGCTGCAACTGCAACTTTTGCTGTAAAAAGAAAATTAGGCGCACCAAATTTATTAAATGCAAAAATAGACAATGTATCAGTAAAAGAAGTTACAAGAGATAACGTACCTCGTATAGACTACACAGGAGGAGGTTGTCCACATATATTATCAGAGCCACAGAGGACTAATCTTTTGACTTATTCGAGTGATTTTAGTCAAAGTTATTGGACTAAACAATCAAACATAACTCCTACCTATAATACTACCGAAACATTAAGTCCTGATGGAACTTACAATGCTACTAAACTTGTAGGGAATGGAACTGATGGTATTTATAAGGCAAGTATTAGTATAACAGGAGTTGCTGCAAGGTCGGTATATTTAAAAAGTGTAACAGGAACAGTAAATGTTATTTTAAAAGACCCTAATCTAACTGTTACTTCTCCAACATTAGATGTTACTACTGAATGGCAAAGATTTGAATTAACTGCAGATAATGGTTCTGGTGGACAAGGTATATGGGTAGATGATATACCTGCAAGTGGTATTTATATTTGGGGCGCACAAGTAGAAGAGTCATATCCAACAAGTTATATTCCAACATCAGGAGGTACAGTTACAAGAAACCAAGACCAATTCACAAGAGATGGTATAGGTAGTTTGATTAATAGTCCTGAAGGAGTTTTATTTGTTGAAATGGCTGCTCTATCTGATGATGGAACTTTGAGATGTATTACTTTAAGTGATGGTGGAATTACAAATAGAGTATTGATTATATATAATACACAAAGTAATTCTATTAGAGCAGTAGTTGTAAGTAACGCAGGTACTTCTTTTGATGAATTACATACTGTTACATCTACTTTAGACTTTCATAAAATTGCTATTAAATGGAAGTTAAATGATTTTGCTTTCTGGATAGATGGTGTTGAAGTAGCAACTGATACAAGTGGTGCTGCCCCAATAGGATTAGATAGAATTGTTTTTGATGTAGGTAATGGTACTTACGATTTCTATGGCAAAGTAAAACAACTACAAGTATATAACACAGCACTAACAGATGAGCAACTATTACAACTAACAGGTACATCAGGAACTGATTTTTATGAATCTTATGCAGAGATGGCTAGTGCATTAACATACACAATACAATAATGGCGAATCCAAGTTTACAGATAGGAAATGATAATTGGGCAATAAAAGAAGATAATCTATTAGGTTATAGTACAGCAGGTACAAGATTTGTACCTCAACCAATAACAATGACTAGAGCAACATTAGGTACTAGAGTTAATCCTAGTGGCTTAGTAGAAGATGTAGCGTTGTTAGGTAGTGAGGAGGTGGTTAATGGAGATTTTGATACTACTATACCTTTAGGAAATACAGGAAGTGGTTGGGGTTCTATTGTTGGAGATGTTGTTTATTATAATGGAGGAGTTAAATTGACAAGAGTATCGAGTACAAATAGACTAAGAGCAAGAACAATTACAGGTAGTGATAATATTTTAACACAAGGAAAACAATATTTATTATATTATAGTGTTTTAGAAAACAATAATTGCACAAGTTTTAAAGCATATCACGGGGGTTCTTCCACTACTTTAAATAATACTTTAGGAAATCATACTATATATTTTACACAGGATTCAAGCGACCAAGTTTTTCAATTCACAAATAATACTAATAATTCTAATATAACAATAGACAACGTATCAGTAAAAGAAGCAACAATAGATAACTTACCAAGAGTAGATTATACAGATGGTACTTCTAGTTTATTAGTAGAGCCACAGAGGACTAATCTAGTTACTTATAGTGAGTCTATAAGTAATTTATCATCAAATACTAATGGAACAGGTACATTTACTATAACTGATAATTATACAGATTCTCCTCAAGGAGTGCAAAATGCTTCAAGGGTTCAGATGTCTATTGTTGATACTGATGACACGAATAATTATAGACTAATAAATACAGGTTCAGTTATGACAACTGGTGTTACTCGTGAAATATCTTTTTATGCTAAATCTTTAACAGGTTCAAATCAAGATGTTTTAGTTTACTGGTCATACGATCAACAAATAGTAACACTAACTAATGATTGGCAAAGATTCAAAATTTCAGCAACAAGTGGAAATACAGGTAGTATTTTTATTGGAACAAGAGGGGGAAGTGGTAATTATTATTCAGGAGGCGATGGTAATCTTGATTTTGCTCTATGGGGATTACAAGTAGAGGATGATGGTTCAGGAGGTGGTTCATCTTACGCAACTTCTTATATAAAAACATCAGGTTCAACAGTAACTAGAAATCAAGAAACATATACAAAGACAGGAATTAGTGATTTGATAAATAGTGAGGAGGGGTGTGTTTTTGGAGAAGGTAATTTTGCAGAAAGCGACTCAGGTAGTGGTTATTTTTATTTTGTATCACTTTCAGATGGAACACCAAATAATAGATTAGAAATTAGACAATCGAATACTAATCTTCAATTTCTTTGGAGAGTTGCAACCTATCAAGATAATATAATAACAAGTGGTGTAGATGTTAGTAGTAATTTTAAATTTGCTCTTAGTTATTCTTCTTCTAACATAAAGTTTTATGTAAATGGAAATCCAATAGGAACAATAAATACTCCAACACTTTGGTCGGCTGATACTTTAAATAGAATGGCATTTGATAATGGTTCAGGTGGGGATATATTATCAGGTAAAGTAAAGCAACTACAAATATTCAAAACAGCATTATCAGACTCAGAATTAGCAACATTAACAACATAATAAAATGAACATATACAAATTACAATACACAGACAGAGCGCAAGGAGATGCAGATTTACTTGCTAAAGGTACTTATGAAGTAGTAACTGAAGAAGGAGTAAGTCAAGACCTATACATTAATGGTACTCAAGCAATAGTTTACATAGGTAAAATAGTAGAGATACCTGCTACTTATGATGATGAAGGACACGAGATAACACCACCTGTTTACTATGATGGTGTATTCTATGACTTAATGACTAAGGTAGAATATGACTTTGGAATTAATGAAATATTTCCAAAAGATTGCGTACATTCGTTTTTAGGTTATGCAAAAAATGCAGATGGTACTGATGTTAATCCTGATGAAACTGTTTCAGTAGAATAAAATGGCAGAAACTTATAATGACTACCCTCAATCAGCAACTAACAATGCTAAGAGGGCGATTAAGTATAAAGAAGAGAATGGTAGTTCTTGTGGTACTCCAGTAGGATGGACTAGAGCAAGGCAACTAGCCAACAGAGAGAAGTTAAGTAGAGATACTATTGCTCGTATGGCTTCTTTTAAAAGACATCAACAGCATAAAGATGTACCTTATGATGAAGGTTGTGGAGGTATAATGTGGGATGCTTGGGGTGGTACAAGTGGCATAGAGTGGGCTATAAAGAAATTAGATAAGATAGACAAAGAGAAAAACATAAAAGAAGATTTTGAAAGTTTGTTTGAAGAGATTCTTAATAAGATTAAAAAAGAAAAAAAGTAGTATGATAAAGCATTTTAGTAAAAATGAGTTTACTTGCAAGTGTGGATGTGATGAAACATTTATAAGTGATGAGTTGTTAGAGATGCTTGACAAGGCTAGAGAATTTGCAGGTATACCATTTGCTATAAATAGTGGTTATAGATGTGAAGACCATACAGAAAGTAAAAAGAACCCAACCTCTGCACATATAAAGGGTTTGGCAGCAGATATAAGATGTTCAGATGGTGTTACTAGAGCAATAATGATGGATGCTTTAGTGTATGCAGGGTTT